TTGAAGACTGCCTGATACGCTCACTGGAACTGAATGCAGCCGATACGCGAGTATATGCCGGTTGTTATATGGATGCTCAACAATACAATTTTGTACCCGATGAATAAGGAGATGTAAGTGATAGATAAGTTGAGCGAGGCAGTTTTCTGGCTACTAGGAATTATAGCATCAATAGGAGCATGGATTGTGAATCGACTTTTTGGCAGGTTAGATGCTTTGGAGGAAAGGGTGGATGAAGCAGAGAGAACTCTTCTTACTAGGGAAAACCTAGAGGACAGCTTAGAGCCACTCAAAGCAACCAACCAGTTAATCCTTACACATCTTCTTGAACATCGAGGAACAGAGTATGAAGAGCATAAAACAAAAAATAAGGAGATATAATGTCTAAACTAATGGGAATGGTTATTGGCGCAATAGATTCATTTATGCCTGGTTATAAAACGTATGCAGTATGGGCGTTAGCTATGGGTATGATGGTTTGTCAAATGTTTGGGTTTCACAGCTTCTCAAATGAAGTATGGGGACTGGTAGGTATTACTGGAATGGGCACATGGAAAATGGGCCAAGATAGAAAATGATTTCTTCTGTAATTAAAGGGTTTCTTGATTCTTGTTTTTCTTTTATTCGGACTTTGCTTCGAGATGCTGAAATAAAGAAAGGAGCCAAGATGGAAGTAACCGCTGAAGCCCTCAAGCGAGTTAAAGAGGCTGAAAAACGTGTTAAGCAAAATCCTAATTCTAATCTCCATGATACTCTTAACAAGTTGTAGTACTAGTATAAATTACTCAAATGAGTGTTTATGGTATCATCCAGTTAAGTTTTCTGATCAGACTAAAAAGCTTTTTGAAACAGCTGAACCAGGATCTCAAATACTAGAAGATTTAAAGCAAATTATATACAATAACGAAATGTTTAATGATTTATGTTGAATTATGTGCCAGCGCTTTCACAATTCTAACAGTTTTCCTAATGACCCATGGCCACGTAGTCTGGGGCGCAAGAGTAGGCATCGTAGGACAAATATTTTGGCTAACTTTTATTTTTGGAGACAGCCGAATTCACTACGGGCTGATCCCTGCAGATGGCATTATTTTCTTTCTTTATCTTAAAGCAGTTATAGCCAATCTTTCCAGTCGTCGCCAAGGACACTAGAAGCAACTGATTTTTTATTTATAAGAGATGTGACGATTTTTTCATCTATAGTTTTCCTGCAAATTAAATCCACGTAAGTAACTTTATTTGTTTGTCCTATCCTATGGGCTCTATCTTCTGATTGAATTCGGTGTTCAAGGTTATATGAATTGCTGTAATATATAACTGTAGAGGATGCAGTCAAGGTTATTCCCATCCCTCCTGTTTGGGGATTACCAACAAAGAATCGAAAACCACTAGATGCGTCTTGAAACGACTCGATTGCATTTGTTCTGTCTGCATCCTTTACACCCCCATGATACTGGACCACTGACTTTCCATATACTTCTTCTAGTTTATCTACTATCACTCTAATATCGTCTCTGTATGTAGCCCAGATAATAACTTTATTATCATTGGGAAGATCTTCGATGATATCCATTAACGTGTCTAAACGAAAACCGCTCGTACGAACAATATAGCCATCGTCAAGAACCACATGCCCACAAGATATTTGATGAAGACGAATCATCTGAGATAGTACATTTACTGGGGTACAATCTCCTTCTTCAAGAGTAGTTATAGCTTGCTGCCTCATTTCATCATAATATTTTTTTTGTTTAGGAGGCATCACAACTTCCACTGTTTCATAGACTTTATCTGGAAGATCAAGACAATCTACTTTCCTTGTACGTTCACTAAAGGATTTTATTTTGTCTTCTAGTTCGTTTAACCGCTGATACCCTACCACCTTAGTAAAGGCTCTTCCACCAAGGTTTAGTTTGTTCATTAAAGCGTATCTATTTCTAAAAGAATAATAAGAACTGAATCCTAACAAATGCTCATCTAAGAATTTACACTGAGAATATAGATCCATAGGACTATTCGTCACTGGTAGTCCAGATAGGATTCTACGGTACTTGGCCTGAATACCAACATTCATAATTGACTTAGTTCTTTGAGCAGAGTGGTTCTTTATCGTCGTTGACTCATCTATAGTAATAAAGCATTTTCCACTGTTGACGAATTTCTTCGCAAAAGATTTTCCATTACCAGTACTAAAAGCTTCAACATTCATGACTAAGATTCTTAGATCATATCCACCTTTTAGGATATTATTTAACTCAACTATCTTGCTTTTACTTTTAGCAGCAGTCCAAATAGCTTGGGTGTATCGTATGTGATCTGCCAGATGCTTTGGAATTTCTCTATCGATCCAGTTTCTATAAACTCCTTTTGGAGCAACCAACAAAACTGAGTCAATTTTCCCTTGGTCGTACAGGTAAGCAAAGTTATCTATTGTCACCTTAGATTTGCCAGTACCCATCTCCATGAATAAAGCGAAATTCTCTTCATCTTTTGATCGTAACCAAGCATCGAATTGATGTTTATACGGTTTTGACTTGAATTTATAAAATTGTTGAAAATTGGTCCCCTGTGTCGCGCTCTGTGTCATTTTTATTCATACCCCCATATAATGGTATTCATCAAATTACATAGTCTTAAAATGGCTTATAAGTCGAAGCAGTATCTACTTCGAGGCCGTAAGATATTGATTTCATTACTACTACGGGTTAAAGCTACGTACCATACCCTTAATTCATCGTCATCCATGTTCTCAAATGTTCTTCTAGACATATCTGTTATAAGGAGGACGTTTTCTGCTTCAGCTCCTTTAGCTCCGTGGATTGTTGAGATCCTGACGCGCGTTCCAGGGTTGATTCCCCAGACTTCACAAACTTCTTGCAATCTTCGTTTTTGAAAGTCATTTCGACATAGTAAGAGCCAATTGCCTCTAGAGAGTAAGCATTCCTCTTCATCAATAATCCAGTTAATTTTTCCTCTCTCTTTTTTCGGTTTGAAAGGCTTGTCTTTTCTCCCGGCGATATCTCCCACGATCCTATCACTGAGGTTTTTAATGTCTTGTGGGACTCTATAACTTTGATCAAGAATTTCAGCTTCTCCTGGAAATTCGAGAAAGGAAGAGACATCTGCACCTGCCCATTTGTAGATAGCTTGATCGTCATCTCCTGCCGCATAAACCACCTCCGTTTTTCTAAAGAGTGAATAAATAATTGCCCATTGTAACTTCGATAAATCTTGTGCTTCATCTATGATAAGTGTGTTTATTTCAGGAAACTCTTCTATATACTTATCTTCAGAAAACTTCTCAAGTAAATCAGTGAAATCAAGAAGTCCTCTGTACTCTTTAAATTGTTTGTATTTCTTAGAAACATGTTCTAATTCTTCCCAGTATATAGCGTCGTCATCATATTCTTCCCATACTTTCTTTAAAGGTTCTTTCTTTATCCTCGCTAAGTTTTCTAAGAAAAACAGTTTATTTCCTAAAGGAACTCCAGGCATATACGTTTCTTCATAAGCACAAGTTCCTTTAATATGTATACCTAATAAAGACGAAAGTTCTTTGTAATCAGACGGTTGAATCATTATAGATGACTTTAGACCTAGTTGCTGGAAAGCTAAACTATGGATTGTTCTCCATAGATCCATTTGAATTGGTTTAAATCCAAACTTGCGTATAGCTCTAGACTTAGCTTCAGCTATTCCTTGTCTTGTGAATGTCATGAAACAAATTGATTCAGGGTCTACTTTCTCGTTTAACTTTTGTTCTAATATATTTAAGAGTCTAGTTGTTTTCCCCGTTCCCGGTGGGCCATAGATAATATGTGATTTGGGCATAGTTTAAATATCGCCTTTAAAGTATCGTCATTCATTTCTACTTTCACTAGTAAATCCTTGTGGTCATGTTCAGGATATTGAGCAATAAATAATCCTTTTAAAAGATAACATACTTCTTCATAATTAAGATCCATTACGACTTCGTCGCCTGTTGTCAAATCAGTATCCTCATCAAAAGGGTGGTTGTCCATTGTCTAATTCTGCCGGTAAAATGTTACCTGTTACGGGTTTCTTTATTCCTACGATTTTCCAACAATTAACTCCTTTTCCTTCAACTTGAAAGAAATGGTGTTGGGCCCCATTTTGTCTTAATATAGAAGTAACTTTATTAACTTTAAAATCTCTGAAATTATGTCTTTCTAAATAAGAAATAAGATCACCGATTCTAAAATAGAAGTAACCATCTAAATATACTGGCTTTCCTCTTACAAGTTCTTCTCTTGAAAGACCAATGGCTCGTTGTGAAATAAAATTATATACGTGCTCCATCATTTGTCCGCCCAAAGACGAATCAGGAGGTGCTTCTATTATATTACAATTTTCCAAAAGAGTGTTAACCATACTTGCCCAGTCATTTTCTTTAATCTTAGTGGGCATTATGTTAAGACAATCAATACATCTTCTTTGGAATCTCTTTTGTATCTGAAGATCGTCTGTTGTTAATTCCAGCCGACCACCCCCATCGACATCCAAGAACCAAATCGGCGGGTCGGTGTTAAATTTGGTAAGGGAATGCATATTCGGGAGTGCATTTTCGCAGCCCACTCCGAATTTCCTGGTTCTACACGTAGAAATATTGCAGTGCAGGGAGATTGGTGGTCTGGCACATGTGTATATATAATCTTTCTTGGCGACACTTTTAATTACCTCCTTAACTTCATTGATTAATAAAGGTGGTTTAAAATACTTGTGGTTATATTTCTCTACTTCAAGCTTCCAAGTATCAGATTTTGATTTCCTTAAGTAAACGCCGATGTTAAACAAACCGTCGTTTCTACTTCCTTCAGGAAAACCAGTATCACATAAATACTGAAGGCAAGGAGGACCATCTGAGCAGTCATCTCCAATACTTGAATCAAGTTCTTGAAGTTCTTTTAAAGTGTATCTATTTTTAAGAGCTAATTCTACAAAACGCCCAGATGCTAGTTTAGAACAATCAGGAGCATAGCCGTATCTACTAGTATCTTGTCTATCAAAATAAGGCATATTGATCCATGAACCAATGTCCCCTCTTGAAGCTAATATTTTACTTTGCTTAGGAAATATTTCAGAACCACCAAAACCAATCATGGCTGAGATGTGTTCTAGTTTATTTCTCATTAATTCAGCTGTTACCCATTCACTGGTAAACAAGTAGATATGGAGTCCTCCAGATTTAGAGCGACAAGGATGAACTTTTACTTTAAGTTCACGAAGTTTATGAATAATTTCTTTTATGCTTATATCATACTCATCAATGTCAATAGCACCAAAGCGACACTTATTTTCATCGTTTATTGGTACTATGCCTAATCCTTTTTTACCACCAAGGTGCTCCATCCATAATTGGATGGAGACTTCTCCCTTGATAGTCTGAGCTACTCCTTTATGCTTAACTTTACTTGTGTCATTAACAGCAAACGTGCCATAAGCTCGTCCAAGTCCCTCGAACAGGGACATATACTGCTCTGCTAATTCCATGTAGCGCTCCTACTCTAGTCGACCACAATTAGTGTTAGTAGGAGTACAATGCTTAAACTCCCAAGAAGTGTCCTGGTTGTATTCTTCTATAATAGGAGCCATTTGGTAGTATAATATATAGCCAACTATTGCTAAAATTAAACCGAAAGTTATAAAAAAGCTCGTTTTATTTATCATCAAATTCTCCTAAAATGGTGGCAAAGCCGCTACTTTAGATTTTCCCATATCAACTGCAAATTGTTTGCATGGGTTATATATTTCTGGTGTTGCAACTGGAGAATGCATAGTTATATCCCAGGTATACCAAGAACCATGAACATTCTTTTCACCTATAGTTGTTGTTCTATACATGTGACTAAATAATGGAGGTGTAAAAGGTTGACCTTCTTTACCTCTCATTGTAATTCCTGCCATAACAGAATTCCATCGACGAGACTTTTTAAGAGAAGTACTAGTCATAGAAATGATAGCTTTAGAAAACTCTGTATGACCATCTAGTTCCTCGGCCATATAAATAACATAATAAACAGCTGTTGGAACCAATAAGTTTCCATTAGGCAGGACATCTTTTCCTTTGTCATCTTTTTTACAAGCTTTAAGTAGCTCTATTCCGTCTATACTTGAATGAGTAGCAATAAGACCTCCTCCTTGTTCTCTTGGAGTCCACTCAACGTATTGTTTTTCGTAATTACAAGGAACTACTAAAAGTTCTTCAAAACCTTTTTTAAGAACAGTGTTGTAAATCATTCCAGGACGTAATGATTTGTCTTCCATTAATTGAGGACTGTTACTTTGAAGAATTGTTAAGAAAGGAATAGCAAGGTCATCTTTACCTATACTTTCTAATCCAATATTTGCATCTTCTTCAAATGAAAGTGTTGCTACTTCTGCTGTTTTCTTACTCATGATTGTCTCCTTATTTCAGAGCGTTGTCCAATATGAACTCCAAGCAAATCCAATGGAAGTTCTTTTCCCATTTCTATTTGTTCTCTAACAAATGCTTTTAAAGTAGAAGCGTGGATATGTTTTCTGTTTTCATAGTCAACATCCATCTCTTTAAGTTTATCCATAAGATCTAACGCATCATGATCTTCTCCTTTACCAAAAGAACAAGTAACATCGTTTTTTATTAGATCTGCATATCCATGATCTTTTATCCAAGCATGTGCTCGTTCTGCGTTATTCTTATTAATGTTTCCACGATAAAATGTTTTAATATCTAACCTAGAACCATCAGACAACGTAAAACTTTTCAATCCTAAATTAAGCATTGACTCTGGTAATTCAATTTCTTGAATCGTTGTTAACTGTGCTTTAGCAAGTTCTAATTGATTTTCTAATTCAGAAACTTTTGCTTGAGCAACGAGTTGTTTAGTAGCGAGAACTGCTATTCCATGCAGATCTTCATTTCTTGGTACTGCAGCATCTTTCTCTAGATCAATCATCTTTATCTCCGTAAAGGTTTACACTCAAAGGATAGTATTGCCTTTCTTGTCTATCCCATTTTAATAGCTTAACCTTGCCTCGATTCGCATTTGAAGCGACAGCGACAGCTAAGCCTATTGCTAATGGATCTCCAATAAGAAGCAAGTAATCCATGTCAGTAAAATTACGTAGTTTATGTCTTAATCTACTTACTGTAGGACCAGAAGATAAAGTAATTTGCCCTTGGGGCAACAATAACTCTAATTCGCCGTACTTTCCAGCAGATAAAACGTTAAATTTTTGTACTTCTTGAACTACATAAACTGTCATAAGATTTCTTTCTCATTAATAAATTTATTATATAATAAGTAAATTCAAAGATATACATTTTTGTTACAAGACGTCTCCTATAGTGATATCTGAATTTTCTTTCATCAATAAAACACCAATTAGAGTCTCCCATTTAAAAGGTTTCTTAAAGGTTATTCCAAGGTTTTTTGCAACATTTACATGAAGCCAAGGTTTACTATTTTCATATTGAATTTTACCATAAACAGCTCTTGAATCACTAATAATAATTTCTTTTTCAGTACGAATAACAATCCAAATGCCACCTCCTTTTTTATGTCGAAGTTTTCCCCAAGAAATCTGTGAGGCTTGAAATTTCACTTTATGCGTGTTAGTAACCTTAAGTTCCATCCAGATATCCTGTCCAGGATACCAGTTAACGTCTGGTACTCCAACACCAGCTACGTTTTCAATTCTTGTCCAATGTCCTATTGGACTTAGTTTCTCTTTTAAAAGACGCGCGAATGAGGATTCTTTCATGTGTATTTTGCCCACCTTTTTTTAAGTTGATAAATGTACTGTCGCGAACAATTGTATTCTCTTCCGATTTCAGCTAAAGATAAGCCCATACGTAACAAATTTAGGATTTCTTCTACTTTCCTAGGAGGATAGCTATGGGAAGGTCGTCCTCTAGGATTTTTTAAAATCATGTTAGCTATTCTCCTTACAGGCCCAGTTGTTTCCAATATCACAGTCAACCAACACTGGGATAGATAGTTTGACCGTAGTTTCCATTATTTCTTTTATCCTTGGAGCTTCGTTTTTAGGATTATTTAACGAAAAACAAAGTTCATCGTGAACTTGTAAATGAGGGGTCCATCCTTCTTTATGACACTCAAGCATCGCTTTTTTAGTCATATCTGCAGCGGATCCTTGAATCAACGAATTCAATGCTTTATGGTGTGATTTATTATCTAGTCGTCGTTTTCTTCCGCAAATAGTAACGATTTCTCCAAGGGTCATAGATTTATCGTGACACTTATTGGCTAGTTGTCTGATAAAAGGCATTTTTTCATGGTATTTTTCTAGCATACGTTCTGCTTGACTTATAGTACTTTGAAGTTCAGAAGCTAGTCTTATCTTACCCATGCCGTAAGCAAGTCCTAGGTTAATTGTTTTTGCATCTCGGCGAGGCAATCCAGTCATGTCTGCTACAATTTTATGGAAATCTGCATCAGGACTTTTCCTGTATATATCACCGGCAGCTTCTGCCCCAGTTAATCCACATAATTCTCCATAATGAACCGTTAACCTTGGTTCTTGTTGACTGTAGTCAAATTTACCCCACTTGCATTTCTTATCAGGAATAAATAAAGATCTAATTAAAGGACCATAATGAAGATCTCTTGCTGGAATCTGTTGTAAATTAGGATGTGAACTTGAGAATCTTCCTGATCTTGTTCCATATAAATCTTTACGTAGCTGATGAAATTGAGCGTGTATGCGACCATCTATATTTTGATCAAGTATAACTCCTTGAACAAAGTCTCTACGTATTTTACTAGTTGTTCTATATTGTACTAGGGTTTTACATAACGGATTTGTATGGTTATCTAACCAAACACGTGTGATAGAAGGATTTCCTTTTTCTGTCAAAGGATAATCAATATCTAATTGGTCAAATGCTTTTGCTATACTTTGAGATGACCATGGATTAAATTCAAAACCAGCGAGTTTTTTTACTAAGTGTAACAGTTTTGTTTCTTCTACCAGCATTTGTTTACTCAAGTCGTATGCTCTCTCTATATCTACTCGTACTCCAAGAAACCTCATGTCTAATACTACTGGTATTAAATTAGACTCAAGTTCAAAGATATCCCATAAATTATGCTGCTTTAAACGAATACTTTGTTGAGTAAAAATGTGTACTGGTAATTGAGCATCCATTTCTGCATAAGGACCTACGTGTTTTGAATGAAGTCTCCATAAATCACTTTTCGCATCTATACCGTAGGCTTCAGCAGCTTGTTTAAGTTTTCCCTCCTCTTTGCCCTCCTTAAGGTACCAGCGACTAAGGTTTTCCAACGAATATCCACCCCTTCGATCTTCATCCAAAAGAGGTTCAGCCAACTGAATATCGTAGAGTGGACCTTGAACGGTACACTGTAAATCCGACCGTAACCATTCGAGATCATACTGGAGATTAGCACCGATTTTGGAGATATTTCTATCTCCCAACACTTCGTTGAGCCATCTGATAACTTTATCTCTATCAAGGTTTCCTCCTCCTTCATGGGCTATTGGAAAATACCACGATTGATCATCGGTGGCAATAGATACTCCTACAACATAACCATCTTTTCTAATAGAACCTGGGCCTATTTGTAATAATTTAGGATCTTTTGTTTCACAATCAAGCCCTATTTGTTTTATACCTGATAAACGTGGAAACTCTTCAGGTGGTTTCCAATCACTATCTGGTGGCCATAATGGCTCTGTTAAAGACATTCGTCATCCTTTCTTTCGGGATCTGCAACCAATCCAAATTCCCACTGGTTGTTGTCTTCTTCGAAATATTTTTTGAAATACTTGACTGTGGATACGACTCTACATAAATCATCCTTGTTAAGGTCGTATTTAAAAATAATTTTGTGCACATCACACAGGGTGCAGTAGTACAGAAACACGCGTATACCTTCGTCAAGTTTTTGCACTGGATTAGTGCATTTTGTTCCGCATGTATGGCATAACATAAGTCTAGATCCTTTCCGCTCTCAGAATAAGCTCCTGGACACGGGTGTCCTTCGTTACAATGAGGATGTCCTCTTACTACTCCATTATATCCAGTCGCTAAGATGTTGTTATTATTATCTGTTAACACACACCCGACTTGTCTTCTACTACACGTGCTTCTTGTTGCGACCAACATAGCCATTGCCATGAAAT